GATAAGTGGATCGACCTTGCACAGTGCATCTGGGGACTTCTCGACCATTGCCACAAGCTCCGGGACGATTTGACCATCATCATGCTCTTCCATAGTCAGACGCAGAAAGAGGATGACGGCTACACGTTCACACGGATCAAGACCAACGGTAAGAAGCTGGACAAGCTATGTGTGGAATCCAAGCTCACCACCGTGCTTTATGCAGAGGCGAAGGATGGGGAATATGTCTTCCACACACACGCCGACAAAAGCACTTGCAAAACTCCAATGGGGGCATACGAAGAAGACGAGATCCCGAATGACATGAAGGCGGTGCTGGAAGCATTGGAGGGATTCTGATATGAAAGAACACACGATTAAAGCCATTGAGACAGAATACAACGGATACAGATTCCGGTCTCGTCTGGAAGCACGTTGGGCGGTGTTCTTTGATGCATACGGCATTGAGTATGAGTATGAAAAAGAAGGCTTTGAAGTATCAACGCCTGATGGGATTGTCCGCTATCTCCCTGACTTCTACTTTCCACAATATGATTTATGGGGAGAGGTGAAGGGTGTAACTGATAGAGGACAGATTCCAAAAGAAGACGCAATCAAGATGTCCTGGATGATTGCAAATGATGGACCATGTTCAAATGGCATTATTCTTCTTGGGAACATTCCAGACCCCAAAAAAGCAGAAATTATGTTTTGGGCAAAATGGTATTGGAATAAAAATTGCCTTTATTACGATTATTGCACACATAATTTTAATACTATGGCTTGGCGTAAGAAAGAATCAGAGACCGCTCCTTATTTTTTCAACGATGATTTAATGGTTACTCATAGTGCTGGTGATGATATCCCTAAATACAGAGATAATCGTATTTTTGAAGCATTAACAGCCGCAAGATCAGCGCGATTTGAGCATGGCGAGACCCCAAAGATTAAAAAACTGACGGAACACCATACTGTATATCTCGCAGGTAAAATCCGCCAAAATGGATGGAGAGAACATATTTACAGATGCCGATATGTAAATGATTTTGACCCGAATGAACCTGATCGCACAGTTGATGTAAACGAAAACTTAACAATCACAGGTCCATTTTTCATATCATGTGATCATGGTTGCTACCATGGAGAAGGAAGCCATGGAGTAGGTGCATGGGAAGGTGATCCAGATGATCCTACGTTTTATAACCATGGAGTCCCGAGTGAATGGCCAGGATGTGGAGAACTTGGATTACAGAGAATTGATGTCGTATTTTATTGCAAAGAACAAATAGATGCGGCTGAAATTGTTTTCGCATACATTGACTGTCTGGATTGCTTCGGAACACTCGCCGAGATTGGATACGCACACGCAAAAGGCAAGACAATCATCATCAAGTTTGCTTCGGATTTCATGAAAGAGGATATGTGGTTCATTGATAAGATGCAGCAGATAACCTGCAACGTATCAAATGAATGGATCAATACACAATTACTATCAAAATTAAAGGAGGAATTAAACAAATGAAGGTACCTGGGTACAACAAGGAGAACAGAAAGAACACAAACAGCAATTTTGCACAGCTTCCGAAAGGAAATTATGTGTGCAAGATCATCAGCATTGCGGAACACACATCAAAGGCCGGTAATGCCATGATCAAGATCGCATTCGATGTTGCGGAGGGTGAATACAAGGACTTCTACAAGAAGAAGTTTGACGAGGATGATCGGGATAACAAGAAATGGCCCGGTGACGCGGTCTATTACATGACCATTCCGACAGATGGCTGTCAGGCATTTATCACCGACCAGTGGGATTCCTTCTGGGCAAATATCGAAGACAGCAACAACGGATATGTGTTCACAGGAGATGAAAAGACCGTAAAAGGAAAGATTTTTGGCGGCATCTTCCGTATTGAACAGAGTCAGGCAGATAGCGGTCAGGTATATGACCACACACGTCTTTTCCGCACAAATACTGCGCAGGCTGTCCGTGATGGCAAGGTAACATGGGTCCCGAAGGACAAGCTCGTGGATGGCGGAGCAGCCGGATCTGATGATTTTATGGTAATCCCGGAAGGTTCTCCCGTTGATCTGCCATTCTGATGACGAAAGAAGAAAACAAGATCATCGAATCGTTCCGCATAATCGTGGATACACGGGAACAGGCAACACATAGATCAGATCAGAGATATGAGTCTATGGGTGTGGAGCTGGATCGGGCGGTGTTAGATTACGGAGATTACACATACAACCTAACACTTCCCGATGGACCTCTCCACGATATTTCCGCCAGAATCAAACCCAAGTGCGTTGTGGAGCGGAAACAAAATCTGGATGAGTTAGCAATGTGTTTTACTCGGAGCAGAGACCGGTTCCGCAGAGAGTTTGAGAGAGCCGCTGCCGAAAATGCCAGAATCTATCTTCTCACCGAAAATGCGAGTTTAGATATGATCATGGCTGGTCAGTACAGATCGAGATTCCAGCCAAGGGCATTTCTGGCATCGCTCCTGTCCTGGTCAAAGCGGTATAACATGGTTCCCGTCTTCTGTGATATGAGGTCATCCGGGCGGCTGATCAAGGAGATTCTATTCCGCGACATGAAGGAACGATTGGAAGGGGGGACACTTTGGGAAACAGAGAAAGAAAAGCCACATGGATAAAAGTATATCGGGGCATTATGAATAGTGCTGTGTGGGATGACAACATGAGGTTGAAAGCCTGGTTATACATTTTACTGGAAACAAACTTTGCAGACAAAATGACATATAATCACGGGCGGGCGATAAAGGTGAAACGCGGGCAGTGCTTAACAAGCCTTCGGCGGATCGGGAAAATGGTCGGTTGCGAACCGAAGACGGCAAAAAGAATCCTGGAACAATTCAGGGATGATGACATGATAACATTCGAAATTGTCCCCGGCCAATATACCCTTGTAAACGTGCTTAAATACAAGGATTTCCAGTCTGACAATCCGCCGAAGGGATACACCGATGACTACACTGATGACCACACCGGTGACTACACTGAAGACTACACTGATGACATCACCGTTGACCACACCGATGACATACAACATAAGAAGGATAAGAATGTAAAGAAGGGGAAGAAGGAAAAGAATATACCGGATCCGCCTGAAGGCGGCCCGGCTGATCCGTGGGCGTGGGGAGGTCCGAAGCCTGCGCGGTGGAATGATGATGACGAGTGGTCCTGGCGGAATGATCAGAGCAATCCAAACAATCCGCGGATGACACGGATGGAAATTTGGAAGGATTGGGGGGAGAGTGATGAGTGATGGATGGACCATATCGATTCAAACAGGAATACGCAGAGGACTTTGCAAGGTCATGCGGAACACGGACGAGGCGAAGTGGTGCGGAACTACAATTTCAGGAGTGTCCGTTCTGCCGGAGCCGGAAGGATAAATACACATTTTCCATCAACTTGAACAACGGTCTGTATAACTGCAAGCGGGGCAAGTGTGGAGCGCATGGAAATATGCTCTCACTGGCAAGGGCATTCAATTTTGAGTTAGACCGGATTACAACGGAGTATTACAACCAACAGAGGCGATACAAGGTATTTAAGAAACCATCCGAACCGATAGCACCAAGGGAACCGGCTGTGGCATACCTGGCGGACAGGAATATACCTGCGGAGATTGTGCAGCGGTATCAGGTTACATCCAAGAAGGACAAGGACGGCGAAGACATCATCGTGTTCACATTCTTCGATCAGGATGGTCTGCCGCAGATGATCAAGTATAGGAATCCGAAGGCCGAGAAGAAAAAGGAATGGTATGAGACAAATTGCAAGCCGATCCTCTACGGTATGGATCAGTGTAACCCAGAGAACAAAACGCTAATTGTTACGGAAGGTCAGATTGATAGTTTATCCGTTGCGGCAGCTGGCATTGAAAATGCCGTGAGTGTTCCTGGCGGAGTAAATAGTTTCACTTGGGTGTCATATTGCTGGAATTGGGTAAATAGTTTCGATAAAATCATCATCTTTGGTGATCATGAGAACGGACATATCACACTATACTCCGATTTTATGAGCTATTGGCGGAACAAGGTGTGGTGTGTTCGGCCGGAAGATTATCTTGATTGCAAGGACGCGAATGACATTCTCCGTCAGTATGGGATACGGCAGATCAGACAGTGCATAGACAATGCAGTACAGGCTCCTGTCTCTAACACGATGGCACTGGATGAGGTTGAGGATGTGGATATAAACAAGATTGAGAAATTGCAGACCGGCATCATGCAGTTGGATGACACATTGAAGGGTGGTCTTCCATTCGGGCAAGTGGTTCTGATCACCGG